AAGACTCATTTTGCTGAGCAGTCTATCTGTTTTAGCACTGATCATGGTGTATTTGTAATTGCCAATTTCTTTTTCTAAACGCTGCCAAATTTCTACAACCGGCAAAAATTTAAAACTTGATTGACTGCCAAACCATAGCAATTTAATTTCCTTGCCAGGAGCAAATGTTGGCTCAAGTTTAGGACGTTCGAATGGATCTGGCATAACAATACTGTCTCGACCAGTATGATGCTTGGTACTTACACCCATTTGCACACTGTTAACCGACACAAGATCTGCTAATTGACAACAAGGTTCGTACTCTTCTTTTTCTTCAAACTTATTATCGCAAAGATCGTAAATTGTTTTTGCACCAAGGTCTTTGGCACGTTGTATGCTACTAGGCTGGCTACGTTTTAAAAATATCACTATGGTATTTGCATCAACCTCGTTCCAGTCAGTTAGAATTTTAGCATCGTAACCCTGGTCGGCCAATGCCTGACAGGTAACTTCACCGCGTAATCTATGACTAGCACGTTTTGGTTTATATGCATCACTAAAGAATCTTATTTTCATGGCCATCCCATAATCCAGTCATCTTTGACTTGATCCAAGCGTATCATGCCCCAATTTTGCAACAGTGCAATGGCAGCGTGTTGACTGTACTGCTCACTGTAGGCATCATGTGGTTTTTGTTCTACCACAATAATGGGACGGTATTTTTTTATAGTTTGCTCCGCACCTTGTAATATTCTATACTCGTAGCCTTCGCAATCTATTTTTATGTAATTTATTGCATCCAGCTCTAGGTCATCCAGGCGGTATACTTCAACATTGCCTGATCCAAGACTAACTGGATCAATGTGCGTGTGTCCGGTATTGCCTTGAGTGATGATCATTGTGGCAGTTGTGCGTTGATCTCCTAGTGCAAAATCTTTGACTTGCAAGCGTGAACTCACAACATTTTTGACCAAGCATTCTCGAAACATAGACACTGGTTCAAATGCTATGACTTGATTGAATTGTTTACACAAACTGCGACTCCACAGCCCTACATTGGCGCCAATGTCTAATGCTGTACTGTAATCTTTTACATAAGTCAAACTGCGATCACGTACCTGATATTGATAGTCTGCAGGCCCACCACGATCTGTACTCTTCTTCATCATTTTTGGGAAATGGTCTTCTGTGTCTGGAAACCACCATCCTTGATATTCATACATTCAGCATCTCCTCAGTTTGTTTAATTATACGCTCGGCTGTACCATTTTTGAATTCATTGATATGAAACTGCGCATAGGCCAAATGATAAGCCCAGGCATGTATTTGATCAGGATCAGGAAACCAAGGAGTTTCAATCTTGGTTAAATCTAAATTGGCCACAGGACGAGCTGCATTGCATGGTGCTAGTACAAACACTGGCACACCAGCCAACACCGATTCAGTTGCGGCAATACTGTTGAATGTTACAACAGCGTGTGTATCAGTCATTGATTGCTCTACACGATTTGTTTTTCTTTCATTGCGACTCCGAGTGCGTTCACGCACAACAATGGGCCTGTCTGTGTGTTGTTTGATAGTGTCAATTGTTTGTTTAAGCCAAGTATCTAATTCTATATCGTAAAATTTACAAGGTTTTTCGTCAGGAGCAACAATCAGTATTGAACTACCGCGGCGCCGACGTGATATTTCAAGTCCCAGTCGATGCCATCTATCACTGGCTCGCGGGATCACTTGATCGTGTTGCAAGTTGTTGGGCACAATGCGATGCCATAATTTCCATCCATGTGGATTGTTGAACCCTGGTCGATTGCCCAAGTAGCCTGAGTCCATGTATCTAAATGGTCGACCATCCGCCCAGCATTGTTTGATGATCTTGTGTTTCATTATGCCACGCAACATCAAGGGCTCTGTGCTGTCTTCGTAGCGCCAGGTTTCCAATGGTGTGGGTTGTTGCCCCAGCCCGTGCGCATACATGTCAATGTATTCATCGTCGCCATTTTTGCTGAGATAAATCCAGTTCATTGCCAATACGCCTCGGTTCTTTTGACTTTTAAATCACTAGGCAGACTGCGCCCTGTTTTTTTACGACTTCCTTTAAGATGGTCTAGGTATGCGCCCCATTCAGAATTGATCAAGGGATGCCCTTCGCCGGGACTGTTGAGTTTGCTGGGTCTAAGATCTCCCAGGCCTGCACTCCAATTGAATTCAACCAATCCTGGTGTTTGTTTTCTCACTGCATCAAAAACAAAACTGTCGTGCCATTCATCCAGTAGAAAAATACCCTGGTCTGCATCATCATACATTCGTTGAAATTCATTGAGAAATCTCTTGATCCCTTTGCTATTTAATTTCATTGAATAGAGACCACATTCGCTGTACTTTTTCCTACGTCCCAAAAAACACAATTCGTATTGGGCAGAACACAATCTATCCAAATCTTCTACAGTGATTTTGCTATGGCAGATAGTGTCGGCATCCATCCATATCAATATATCAGTATTGATATTTTGCGCACAATGAAAAATACTGTATGTTTTGTGGGCAAATCTAATGGCGTTCCACTTGAATGGCTTGGCAGCATCTTTTCTACAGCTTCGTACGGGATCTGCAAATATGTCACCATTGGCCTTTGGTACACCTTGCCATTTTTGTTTGAATGCAGTAAGCTCAGACACAACACTGATATCACGCACAACAAGATTGGGCGCTGATTGGTCAATGGCACAGCCTTCGGCATACACAATTAACTCAACTTGTTGTGGCCACGTTTGCAAAAAAGTGTCAATCATGCGGCGGCCGTATGTATTGTATCCGTCGGCGTTGAATGTGGTAACTACAGTGTATTTCATCGATGTATTTACAGTGATCAAAACCATAGCCTATTTTCCTACTCAGTGTGCAATGAATTCAAAACCTGTGATGGCAGCTTTTTTGGATTGTTGCCAAGCCGCGGGCATACAAACAAGAGAGAATGCCTGGGACGCAGATGCCGCAGTGATTTGGTCGGTGTTGTGGCACGGTAGAATGCGGCCAAACAAAGCAGTGTATGAGCACTATCGCAGTCAAAATCGACCAGTGATAATCATTGAAGTGGGGGCATTGTATCGTGGCGAAACTTGGAAATTGGCCGTGAATCATATTACCAGTGCAGGATATTATGGACATCAGGAAAACTTGGATCGCGGTCGGCCAGCGCAACTGCAAATTAGTCTGGCCAAATTGGCCAGCCCAGGGCCCGAAATCATCATTGCCGCACAGCATCAACGCAGTCTGCAAGTGGCCGGCATTGACAACATGGAATCATGGATACTGAATCAAATACATCAATTGCGCACAGTCACAGACAGGCCCATACGTATAAGACCACATCCAAGATCGCCCGTAAATCTGTCAAGATTGCCAGCAGGAGTTTCGCTGGAACAACCACGGCCTGTGCCCAATACCTATGATGGGTTTGACATGCACTTCAATTGTCATGCAGTGGTGAACTTTAATTCAGGACCGGGCATACAGGCAGCAATTTCAGGTTGCAGGCCCGTTGTGGATCAATCAAGCCTGGCCACGCCTGTAGCTGTGGGCTATGCGGATATTGAACAACCATATATAATTGATCGCGAACAATGGTTTACAGAGATATGCCACACTGAATACACTGTGCAAGAACTACGAGAAGGACTATGGCTAAAAAGAATCGCCCCCGCCTTGACGGCATAACTGACTGTGCCTGTGTCATCCATGGCACTGGTTACGACTGGACGTATGTAGAACGATTGTACAACATGCTGAGTTTGAATTTGTTGGGCGGTATACGTTTTCATGTGTATACCGAGGCCGATAGGCCAGTTCCGCCACACATGATCAAACATGAACTCAAAGAATGGCCCGGCGTATCAGGCCCAAAAAAATCTTGGTGGTACAAGATGCAGTTGTTTGATACACGACACCATGTAGGCAATTTGTTGTATTTTGATCTTGATTGCGTGATCATAGGAGATTTACAGTGGCTGGTGGATCTGCCCACTCAACATTTTTGGTCCATTAGAGATTTTAGATATCTACAACGTCAAGGACACTCAGGCATGAACTCCAGTGTGATGTGGTGGAATACCAAACAGTATGCACATGTTTGGGACAACTTTGATCGACTGGATATTGATCAAACAGTGCGCCGTTATCCAGGAGACCAAGATTACTTAGGTGCAGTAATACCAAACACAGAACTTAGATACTTTGACAACCAACATTTACAAAGTTGGCGTTGGCAAGTGGCCGAAGGCGGATATGACTTTGCTTCTCGCAAACCCCGACAGCCAGGCGCAGTAGCACAAATTGATCCGTCTGCCAGCATACTAGTATTTCACGGCCGTCCCAAGCCGCATGAATGCACTGCTGACCCTGTGATACAAAGATTTTGGCGGTAATACTCTAGTAGTACTTGACCAGAAATTCCCATTCTGCTATACTAGTGGCTTACAAACAAACAGGAGCCAGCGAATGGGCTATCGTGTAGTTGACACCATGGACGTGATGCGCAACAAATACAGTGCTCGTGCAGGACTTGAAGGCCCGTTCAACTTCTCAGGTCGTGTGTTGTATTATGACAACAAAGAGGGCCAGTACTACGATCCCGCTACCGACTTCTATGTGGAGCAGGCGGAAATGGACGCAATCAACACCAGTTTCTTTGAAGCTTTCAAAAAGTAATACTTTTGTAGTACTACTTTTGTGGTTGACCAATAATTCCCAAAATGCTATAATAATGGCATACAACGCAAAAGAGGGCAGATTATGAAGGTAAAACTTTTTGTTACAGGTAGTCAAAATTACATGTATTTCAAAAATAAATTGCCTACCAAACGCTGGGATTACTGTGAGACACCCCGTACAGTGACCATCATCCCAGACCCAGTCAACGTCTACCAAGACGGTGAGTATGGTTTTGTAACGGTTTTTGGTCGTAAAATTTTTGTCAAATGTGACGGAAGTCATTGGGAAATTGTTGGTGCTGAGAAATCAAAAAGTAATACTTTGGTAGTACTTGACCAATAATTCCCAAAATGCTATAATAA